TTAACAGGCGATGCTCCGCAAGGTCAAGGTTTACGGGCACTTGGCAGAGCATCTCGGCCAAAGCACGTTTGAGGCATTAGCGCGTACACCAGCAGAGGCGATGCGGTTTTTGCTGTGTAATTTCCCTGAGCTGCGCGGGTTAATGCGCGACGGGTATTACAAGGTTGCCGTGGGACGGCACGATCTGCAATTGGCAGATCATCCAGAACAGCTGAGTTACCCAGCTGGGCAAACTGATGACATCAGCATTATTCCGGTCGTGTCTGGTGCTGGTGGTGGTGGCGGTTTTTTTGAAAGAGGTGGGGGCAGCATATTGCTTGGTGCTGCATTGATTGGCTTGGCGCTTGTCTCTGGCGGAGCAACGCTTGGTTTAAGTGGTTTCGCTTCAGGCGCAGTTGTTGGAGTTAGCTCCGGAACTGCCATTGTGGGAGGCGCTGCTGCTGCATTCGCTGGAAACATTGGTCTTGCTTTGGTTCTTGCTGGAACGGCGCAATTGCTTACGCCTGTGCCAACAGGTCCTGACGGGGACAACGATCCACGCAACAATTTCAGCTTTTCTGGCGTGCAAAACGTTGGCAGAGAAGGCGTTCCGGTCCCAGTTGCCTACGGTGAGGTTCTTGTTGGCAGCGTCGTAATTTCTGCTGGCCTTAACGTGGAGGAACTCTAGGAATGTCAAAAGACAATTTAGATTCGGTACAGGTTGTTCGTCTAATTGATTTATTAAGCGAAGGCACTATCGAAGGTTTCCCGTCTGCGGCTGGCCTTAATAAGGCTTCAGATGGTTACACTGTTGCCGCCTTAAAAGATATTTATTTCAATAACACCCCTGTTCTTGGAGCGGCTGCAAACGTAACTCAAAATTCAAAACTTACTGATGCCAACATTGTTGAGCAGCTTAATTTTGACATGAGTGACGCAATTGTTGAATTGCGTAGAGGCAGACAAGATCAAAGTTTTTTAAGCAATGTTGGCGATTTAAACCAAAGAACAATTGCTGTTGGGGTGGAGGTGCCCAGAGCACCTGAACCAAGCGGCCACAGCGGCGGGTCTCATAATGCTGATGGAGCGCCTGTTACAAGGCAAATTACTGACACTGATGTCAATCAGGTACGTTTGACTATTGGCTCGCCATCAATAACACGTAACAAAAAAAATGGCGACGTGAAAGGTGTAAAAATAAAGTACAAGATACAGATTCAATATAACGGTGGCGGCTACCAAACTCTCGAAGATCAAGTCACGATAGAAGGATTTACGCCAGACCTATATCAACGCAGACATGTAATTATTTTAGATCCTGCCGGGTCTTTTCCGGTTGATATTCGTGTCATAAGAACGCGCCAAGAATACTACGATTCAGACGATACAATTAGTCAAACCGATGATTTAGTTTGGTACGATTACACCGAAAAAATTAAGGAAGCAACACGCTTTCCCAACAGTGCGCTTGTTGGTTTCAAGCTTGACGCCGAACAGTTTCCAAGCATTCCAAAACGCAGTTACAAAATTCGCGGAGTTCTAGTACGCATCCCGCATAACGCAACTGTTCGTTCTGATGGTTCATTAAGTTATAGCAGTGATGTTTTTGATGGAACGCTAAAAGCTAATAGAGAGTGGTGCAATGATCCTGCTTTTATTCTTTTCGACCTTTTGAGCAATACCCGCTACGGGTTGGGCTCACAAATTTTGACGCCTACAGAGTTTAAATTAGATCAAGCTGGAGGTTTTTTTGGCCCTACTAACATTCCTAAAAATTTAGATATTTACAGTTTTCAGCAGGCCAGCGCATACTGCGGTGAGCTTGTGGCCGATGGCAAGGGCGGCACTGAACCACGGTTTAGCTGCAACGTGCTTCTACAGACGCAACAAGACGCATATAAATTGATTCAAGAAATGTGCTCTGTATTTAGAGCGATGTCTTACTGGGAGTCAAACGGGTTAACAATTGCGCAAGACCGCCCTGAAGATTTTGCCTATCAATTTAATCAAACTAACGTTACAAATGCCGGGTTTAGTTATTCAGGCTCAAGCCTTAGGAATAGACCGACTTGTGTAGCTGTTAAATACTTTGACAACGATTTGCGTGATTATGCTCAGGAGCTTGTTGAACTAAGCTCAACGCCGTTTAAACCGCTCCAAAAATACGGATATAACAAGCACAGTGTTACGGCGTTTGCTTGCACAAGCAGAGGTCAGGCACGCCGTCTTGGATTGTGGTTGCTTTATACAACGCATAACGAGAGTGAGATCTGCTCGTTTGAGACTGACATGGCTGCGGGTATTATTGTCCGCCCTGGTGACTTTATTAAAGTTGCTGATCCTGTTCGTGCTGGTAAAACTGTTGGTGGTCGAGTTATTGATGGGTCTACGACCACTTCAGTCAAAATTGATCGAAGTGATGTTGACATGTTTGGTCAGCAAACACCAAGTGCATTTACGCTTAATGTAATTACTCAGGGCCGAGACGAATTTGGAAACGCCAAGATTGACCCCAAAACAGGCGCTTCAATTTACGAGGTTCAAGTAGTTAACGGCTCAACCATTTCAGGAAACACAGTTACTCCTGGGGCAACGCTTAACAGCGCACCTATCACCGGTTCTGTTTTTGCTATTGGATATACAGACTTAACACTCCAACTGTTTCGCGTTGTTACTGTTGAAGAAAATGAATCGACCTATTCAATTACAGCGTTAGCTCATGAGCGCGAAAAGTATGCAGTGGTTGAGGAGGGTCATACATTTACGCCACGAGACATAACGCAAATTGCTGAAAAACCAGATGCAGTCACCAACCTAACGCTTAGCGAAGTTCTATACGAGGAAGGCGATAAAGTTCTGCAACGTGTAAATGTTAATTGGCAACAGTCAACACGGGCCAATGAATATGAGGTTAAATATTTCCTAGATAGTGACAACGCAGAACGTCATATTGTTACTAACACTGGGCATCAAATCTTAGATAGTCAAGTTGGGACGTACACCGTTTCAGTTACAGCAATTGGCTACGGGCTTGACGTAGCGCAAACCGGCAAACGTCGTTCGACCACAACTACTGCGACGATTAATACTGTCGGCAAAAGCAGCCCGCCAGAGAGCATCGCAAGCCTGAATATTACGCCAATTGATCAACACACTGCAGAGTTGCATTGGCCTGTTGCAGCAAGCCTAGATGTCAAGATTGGCGGCACTATTGAAATTCGCCATAACCCTCGAACGACGGGCGACATTAAGTGGGCTGAAAGCGAAAAGATTGTCCCTGCCGTAAACGGCAGCACGACACGAAAAATTGTGCCTTTAAAAGATGGGCATTATTTAGTTCGCGCCAAAGACTCGTCTGGGAATTACGCACCGCTTGCAAGTATTCCAAGCGTGCTTGTTGAGCTGCCTGAGCCGCAAGACCTTGAGGTAGTGCAGACCTACACCGAAAGCCCCAGTTTCCCTGGTACGTTCTCGCAAGCGTTTAACAGTGTTACCGAAGGGGGCATAACACTCCAAGCAGATGGTTTGATCGACAGCATTGTTGATTTTGACAGCGTTACCAATATTGATTTCTTTGGCAATATTGTCTCAATTGGTAGCTACACCTTTGCCAACACACTTGATTTAGGCGCTAAATACGACGTTGAGCTGTTGGCGAACTTGCGTATTCGCACGATTAACCCTGATGACTTTTGGGATTCACGAAACGACAATATCGACACTTGGGACGACATCGACGCTGATGACTTGTCGGCTGCAAATGCTGAGCTTTATGTGCGGTCTACAAACGACAATCCAAGTGGCTCACCAACGTTTGGCACATGGGAGCCATTTGCTAACTCAACCAAGCGTGGGCGCGGTTTCCAATTCAAGGTGGAGATGGAGACTGAAAACGACTCGCAGGATCCAGTTGTTCAAAGCCTTGGCGTAACGGTCAGCCTGCAACGTCGAACTGAGCAGCAACGCAACATCAGCACTACGACGAGTGCCAAAGCAATTACATTCCCGTCTGCCTTCTACAGCGTGCCAAGCGTGACCGTCACAGCAACCGACATGGCAACGGGTGACTTTTTTGAGTTGACTAGCGTCAGCCGAACTGGCTTTACTATCGCCACGAAAAATTCCGGAGGTACAATTGTGAATAGGACCATCGATTATCAGGCCGTGGGTCACGGTAAGGAGATCACCTAATGGCACAGGCAACTGATTATTCACTTGCTAACCAGTCAGGCGCGAATTTTCGCACCGAGCTGAACACGATCCTGGCAGCGGTTCAAACGCTCAATAGCGGTTCGACAGCACCAAGCGGCACAGCTGCCCACATGTTCTTTGTGGATACCAGTACGACGCCAGCGACGTTAAAGATTAGGAACGCGGCGAATGATGGATTTATTACGCTTGGGACAGCATCGACCAACTTTGGCTTGGTCGCGGCATCTGGCGCGACGTTCACGGGTGACATCACACTGAACGCACAATCTGATGTGCGGTTTGCTGATGCTGATAGCAGCCATTATGTGGCGCTTCAAGCTGCAGCGACTGTCGCCAGTAATGTCACGTTTACGTTGCCGACTGCTGATGGCACGGCGAATCAAGCATTAAAGACTGACGCAAGCGGGAACCTTGGTTTTGCCAGCTATCTGCTGACGACTGAGACAACGAATGGTCAGGTTGTTACTGGTGGCGTTCGTGGCGCGATCACAACGCTGACGGATGCGACCACTGTTGCCATCGACATGGATGACAACAACAACAGTTTGGTGGTACTCGGGGGCAACAGAACACTTGGCAATCCAACAAACGTGGTTGAAGGTCAGACAGGATTTATTGAAGTTCGTCAGGATTCGACTGGCGGCAGAACTTTGAGCTATGACAGCAACTATCGCTTTGTTGGTGGCGCGACCCCGACTGTTACTGCTACGGCAAACGCGGTGACAATCTTGGCTTATGCGGTGATGTCAGACGAGAAAATTATGATTACTGCACACCTCGACGTTAAGGCAGCTTCTTAATGACCGTTCCTGGCAATCTTTCTTCACCGCTGCTGGCGTCTGCTGCTGGGGCGGCTGGTGCCTTTGAAATTTCTAGGTCGCTTAGATTTAATAGCGCAGATAGTGCGTACTTAAATAGAACCCCAAGTTCTGCAGGTAATCGCAAGACGTGGACCTGGAGCGCATGGGTAAAACGTAGCGGAATTGGCGAAAACGATAACTTATTTAAGGTGGCAGGATCAGCAAGTAGAGATACTCAGTTCAAAATTATGATACATAATGGCAACTATGTGTCTATTGATTATGGTGGCGCATTCTATTTAAGATCAACTCGTTTACTGCGTGACCCCAGTGCTTGGCAGCATTGGGTTGTCTCTGTAGACACCACAAGCTCTACAGCAAATAACAGAATAAGGCTATACATCAATGGAGTTGAAGAAACTGATTTTGTCACAAGAAACAACCCCAACCAAAATGAAGATCTTGGTGTTAATAGAGCAAGCGAGCATACGATTAGCAGTAATGACAGCAGTGGTCTTGACGGTTACTTAGCCGAAATCAACTTTATTGACGGGCAGGCGCTTGACCCCACGTCATTCGGGGCGTTTGACGCTAACGGGGTCTGGCAAGCCATTGATACGTCTGGGCTGTCATTTGGAACAAATGGATTCAGGCTTAAGTTTGACGACGCATCAAGCAATGCGGCGCTGGGTACCGACTCATCCGGTAACTCGAACAGCTGGACAGTTAACAACCTTGTTGCGACTGCTGGTCTTGCGACTGCTAATCAAGGGTTTGATGTTGTTACCTACTCCGGTACAGGCAGCGCACAAGCAATTACCGGTTTGTCTTTCCAACCAGATTTCATATGGATAAAAGGTCGCACGTTGAGTGGCTATAACCACGTTTTAGGTAATTCAGTAACAGGCGGAAATAGGTCATTATCATCAAACTTGACTCAAAGCGAGGATGTAGATGCTCAACAGATCACATCATTTAATTCCAATGGATTCTCTGTCGGCACTAGAAATTCACATAACAACTCCTCTCAGACCTACGTTGCCTGGTGCTGGAAGGCCGGTGGCGCTGCGTCGTCAAATACGGATGGAACGATAACGAGTTCTTGTTCGACAAATGTTTCCTATGGCTTTTCTGTGGTTTCTTGGGAAGGCAATGGTTCAAGCAGCGCGACCGTAGGCCATGGATTGTCCAGCACTCCTAAATGGGTGATCGTCAAGGGACGTGAGACGACTGATAGTTGGAGCGTTCATCACAATAGCCTGACTTCTGGTCATGTCTTGCTCCTCAACAGCACGGGTGCGTCGTTTACTGCCTCTACAGCAGGGGGTGGTGGTGTTGGAGCGCCAACTAGCAGCACGCTTACCTTTATTAACGGAACGTCCTCAGTTAATAACGTCAACCAAAACACAAAAGATTTTATTGCCTACTGCTGGTCTGAAGTTGCCGGATTTTCAAAATTTGGATCGTTTACTTCGGCAACAAATGGCACGACCGTAGATTGTGGGTTCAAGCCTAGATATATTTTAATTAAATCAACAGGCACCGGGAGTTGGGCAATCCACGATGGAGCAAGAAATAACTTTGGCAGCTATTTATTGCCAGACACAAACGGGGCAGAAGGTAGTAACAGTGATTTTACTGTTACTGACACAGGCTTTACGTTTGACAACAACTCAAACGGGACGACGTTTATCTTTGCCGCATATGCTGCAAAGCCCGATGAATCAGTTATTGACTCCCTAGTTGACACCCCAAGCAACGCGGCAGAGCCTACAGACACTGGAGCGGGCGGAGAAGTCGTTGGCAACTACTGTTTAATGAACCCTTTAGACAAAGGCAGTACCATTGTCTTGTCAAACGGAAACCTAGATCTTTCTAGATCAAGTGGGGGTTGGGCAAACTCTGGCGCCCGTGCAACATTTGGTGTTTCTAGCGGTAAATGGTACTGGGAGATTACAAAGACTAGTACTCAGCCATATTCAATTTATGGCGTAGCAGTAAGTGAAGCAAGTCTCTCAGAGGATTATGGTGCGCCAAACAACGAAACTTGGAGTTATATCTCCAACAGTGGGAATAAATTAGGTGACAGTTACGGTGGAGGTGGTGCCTCGTATGGGGCAAGTTTTACTAATGGCGATGTCATTGGTGTTGCTTTAGACGCTGACGCAGGGACACTAACATTTTATAAAAATGGTGCAAGTCAGGGTACGGCTTTTTCTTCATTAAGCGGTAAAACTTTATTCCCTCATATCGCTGTTTATCAATCTACAGACAGTGCTGTCGTAAACTTCGGCCAACGTGCCTTCGC